TAAATGCCGCTGGCGGCTGGCGTCGGGGCCGGGTCGCCCGCGTCGGAAATGCTGCGCCGAATCGTGATGGGCGCGAGGTAATACGCCCGTTGATCGCCACTCAGCACGACCTTAATCTCCAAGAAAAACTGCGCGCTCGCGCTCGGTGTGCTCGTATCGAAATAGTCGCCTAGCTCGGTAGTGTTGAGCGAGAGCGCAAGGGACGCAATCGGCGAGGCGTAGGTGTAACTGTTGCCGCTGGCGAGCAGCGTTTGGCCGGGGAAAACTTTCACCGCCGTCGTGATGGTCGCCGTGCCGGTGCCGGTGACGAGGTCGCTTTTGTCCGTCGAGCCGTCGCAAAATCCGATGGGCAATTTCACGATGTCGCCGTAGGTAAATACGAGCGGGGCGGCAGGCACGCCGCCTAGCCCCAGCAACAGGTCGCCGGTCACGATGTCAACGTAGAGGGTGGGGAGTGGTAGGCTCATGGCGTGTATTCAGAAAGTGGTTGCTCTCCGCGTGGAACAATCATGCAAGCTGCCCGCGCACTCGGAATTGCGCGAGAATGGCGTCAAGCGTGTGCGGAATGGCTTCCACGCTGCGCGTCTCGGTGATAATCGCGCGCTGATCGTAAAAGTGATTTGTGAGCGCGAGCACCGCCAGCCGTAGCATGGCCGGGACGGCGGTTTCTGCCGCCCCGTAGCCTGCTACAAAGACGATTTGCACCGCGTCAGGGCGAGCGGCGAGCGCGGGCCAACTGGCATTGACTGCGGGCGTGATTCGCCCCGGCGTCGCCACCGTTGAAACCGCGTAGTCTGTCCCTTGCGTGAGCGTGACCTGTGCGCCTCCGCTCGCCGGGTAATACTTGACTGACGAAACAGAAATCAGCGGGGAGCGGTCAAGCGTAAGCGCGGTGGCGTCGCCATTCTGCGCGGTCACGTCGTAATTGCCATACCACGCGCCCGCGTTCGTCACGCCGTTTGCTAGCGCTCCATACCACGAGGCATAAACCGCCGGGAAAACGCTGTTGCGGTCATACCAATCCGGCATCGTGAGCGTCCATGTCTGCGTAATGAGCGCGCGTTGCGTGAGGTTCTCGACGTATTCGCGCGCGGCTGAAATCAGCGTGGACACCAAAGCGTCTTCCAGCCCGCTGGCTGCGCGCATGAAGGTCAACGCCTCGGCAAGCGTGACGGGTTCAATGGCGGGTGCGGTGGTGAGGGTGTATGATTTCACGGGAAAAAGAAAAGCCCCGCGCGGGTTTTAATCCGTGCGGGGCGCGAGAGGCTTATGCGGTCGGCCCCGGCGTGAATCAAACGCGCTCTTTCTGGCCGATGATGAGCACGCCCATCGTGAACGAGGGCGTCGTGCCAGCGATGGTGCCGACGTAGCGGATGTATTTCGCGGCGGCGCGCACGTCGAAACCGATGCTTTGCAGCGAGGTCGTGGCCGTGACTTGCGTGTAGGTCGCGCCGCTGATGTCGGTGTAGGTGGAATCGTCCGGGGACGACTGCCACTTGCCATCGAGCGTCGGCGTGGTGCCGCTGACAACGCCCACGTCTTGAACGAGGAGCAAGCCGCCAGCGTAGCCGCTGATGTCGAGGCCCGTGCCGGTCACGGTGGAGGTCTTCGCCGCGATGGCGACGCTGTTGGTGATCGTCAGCGGAGTTTTGATGTCTGTGGGAGTCATGGCGGGTGGTGGAGTTGGGTTGCGGTTGTATTCGCCGAAATGTTACTGTGCGCCGGAGTCGCTGGAGATGCTGAACGCCTTGCCTTGGCGAACGACCATGTCAACGAGCTTCTGCATCGTGATGCGGACAACGCCGGAGAGGGCGTCTGAATATGGGTCCACCACGACATCCATGCCGCCCGAAAATTCGGCATACAAAATTTGCGAGAAGTTGCCAAAGATGACTTGGTTTTGCGTGCCGCTGGCTGCAAATTGGTTCGTAGCGCGAGCCGCGTAGCCGTTGACGATGTCGCCATTCTCCCAGAGGAAGAACGCCTGATTCGTGACCTTGGCGGCGGTTTTCCAGACGCCCTTCGTAGCGGACGTGGTGAGATAGGCGTAGGTGCCGGGGAGATTGAGCGCGTTGGCGGTGCCGACGTTCGTCTCGTGGCTGACGACCTTGGCCCACGTCGCGGCTGCGCCGTAGGTGACGGCGGTGGCGAGGTCGCCGGACGCCATATTGAGGATGCCAAGGGGCTGCGCCGCGCCCGTGCCTTGGATGGCCACGCGGTCAAGCTCGGTGCCGAGCGAGAGGAGAATGTCGTCACGCACAAATGCGTCGGCGGAAACGCTGGACTGCGCGAGGAACTGCTTGGAATACTTGACCTGCGCGCCGAGGCGGCGGGGCTTGAGTTGAATCTGGCCGAAGGTCGCGCTGCTGGCGGTGAGAGAGCCGGTCTCGGAAACCCAGTAGGCGGTGCTGCCAGCGGTCACGCGGGGAATCGTCACGTCGGATTTGAGGCCGGTGAGGGTGCGCGCGCCGAGTTGCATGATGAGCGAAGACGGGCGAAGCAGCGGCACAAGCTCGTCAACAGCGATGTCCTGCCCCACCAGATAGCCGCCGTCGCTGGCGACGTTGACCTGATTCGTGCGAACCTCACGCGGGGCGAAAACTTCATTGGGAACGAAAAAGCCCTGCGCCGAGCGGCCCGTGCGCTTCTCCTCTTCGTCGGAAACCTCTTTCTCCAAACCGTCAAGCGGCTGATGGTTGCTGACGAGCGAGAGGGCGCGAACGAGGCTGTAGCGACGCGCTTCTTTCTCGCCCATGATGCGCTCGCGCTTGACGATGCCCGCGTCCTGCGCGGCCTTGGCGAGCATGGCGTCCTGACCCTCGCGCGCCTCAATCTGCGCGTTGAGGGCGACAACCTCGTTGTGCAACTCCTGCACCTTGGCGAGTTCGCCAGCGTTGAGCGCGTCGCGCTTGTCGGTCTTGGCGGCGGCAAAAATCGCGTCGGCTTCTTTGAGCTTCGCGCCACGGGTTTCTTTGAGAATCTTGGTGTTCATCGGGTGAGGGATGGAGGGTTGGTTTGGGTTGCTGGCGTGTGTGTAGTTGAAAAAATAATACGCTGTCAAGCCTTTTGTGAAAAAAGTTTGTGCCGCATCGCGAGCGAAGCGGTGGCGGCGCTCAAATCGCGCGAGGCGGAAGCCTCTGCCGCCTTCGCCGCGTAGTCCGGATTTACCGTCGCGCCATTGTCGGCCAGCCATTTCACTAGCATGGCGATGTCGTCCGCTGATTCAGTGGCTTCCTTACGCGCGTAATCCGCAAGCGGGCCGGTCGGGTTGGCGCGCAAATACTCCTGCGCGCTTTCCAGTTCCTCGAACTCGTGGTCGAGCATTTCGCCAGCAAATGCGGCGTCCGCCGTGAGGGTCGGGTCGCACCACATGGCTTCATCGCACTCCATGACGTAGCTGCGCGCTTGACGGCGGCGCATTTCGACGGTGAGACTGGCATCTGGATATGCCGGGTAAGTGACTGGGTTGAAAGCGAGCAGGCGAGCGTCGGTGATCGTCCGCAGGTCAATCCGCGCGTCGCGCGCCTCCCATTTCTCCCCATCGGCCCCGCGTGTCTGAAATTCAAATGAAGTCCCGGTGATTATGCCTTGGTCTACGAGCACAAGCATATCAGCGCAAGCGCGCGTGTCGGGGACGAGTGCTTCCCAGCGGAGTTCCTTGCTGTCGGTTTCCACGGAAAGGTTTTTGCCAATGCGGCCAAGGGCGGAGAGCGGGTCGTCCGTATGTCCTGCGTTCGCCATGATGTCGGCGTCTTCTTTCAGTGAACGTTTGAAAGCATCAGGGGCGATTTGCTCAACGAAAGGCTTTGGGCGTCCGCGCATGGTCATCACTTGGCTGTCACTGTTAAACGGAATCGTGCCGGTGAGCACGCCGATGTAACCGGCGGATTTCTCAGCGTCGGTGAGCGCGCGTTTTTGGATGCCCTGACGGGCGCGGATTTCGGTTTTCTTTTTCATAGGGATTAGTCTTTGGCGGTGGGGGTTGGCTCGGCAGGTTCTGCGGCGGGCGTGCCTTTGTTGACGCCGCCCTGATTGTTAAAAGGCGCGGTGTAGTCGTCGCCGATGCCGTCGCTTTCATCGGGCGGGAGGTCGTTGAAACCGATTTCATGGCGCACGTCATTGATGCTCATCACGCCGATCATCCGCATCTGCTGGTAGAACGCGGAACGCGCGGCAAGCGACGCTTGCAACAGCGCGGAGCGGTCAAACAAAATAGAAAGCCCGTCAGCCTGCTCCTGCGCGGTGAGAAGCGAGAAACCAAGTGCCTGCTCCCAATTCACGAGCCAAGGGTTTAGCCCATAGGTGAGAAAACCCTGATTGATTTGCTCAATGCCCGTCCCCCACGACGAGGTTTTTTCATTGTT